TCCGGTGTCATAACTACAGGTATTTTAAATGCTACTACAATATCTGGAAGTGGATCTAATATAACTTCAATTAATCCTACAAATATATCTTCTGGAACTATTTCTAATATTAATATAAACTCATTATCCGGTGTCATAACTACAGGTATTTTAAGTGCTACTACAATATATGGAGATGGTTCTAATATAACTTCTTTAAAACCTCAAAACGTACAAACTGGTAGATTTACTGGAAATTATGTATTTGAACAAGTTATAGAAATAAATCAGTTAAAAATATCTAGTGGATTGGGTACATATAATGCTCAAATTGGAATTAGTACAGAAATTGATAGGTATGAAATAAACAATTATTGTAGATCAATTGAATATTTAATATCAGTTCAAAAATCAAATAAAGTACAAACTTCAAAAGTTCTCATATCTGCTGCTGGAACTAATTTTTCATATCAAACTTATCAAACAACTTCATACCCAAGTTCTATAGTTTCTATAGGAGTAACATCTTTAATACAGACTATTTCTCTTGAAGATTACAAATATATTGTTTTAGAATTAACTCCATCGGAAACTGGATTAACAACTTATAAGTTTTCAAGACACATTCTATGACTTGACATAAGACTCAAAACCATGTAGACTACCTTTGTCCCGGTTGAAGATGAGGTTTTAGCTTTCTTTAAGACACTTGAAGAACTGTCCACCACATCCCCGTCAAGGGGATTTTTTATTGCTATAATATCAAGACAGTCAACCAAACATCATGATCGAACTTCGTCCTCACCAAGATCGTGCTCAGAATGCTATGACCAAATATCTTAAGGGTCAAGTGATTATGCCCACTGGTTCTGGCAAGACTCTGACAATGATCTTTGATGCACTCCGTGAGTTTTCCAATAACACCTATAAAACGATTGTTGTTGTTGCTCCACGCATTCTTTTGGCAGAACAATTATCAGCAGAGTTTCTTGAGCACATTACCAATGCTTCTGTAATGCATGTACACAGTGGTGAAACGCATCACTTCAGTACAACAAATCCCAGTATGATTTACAAATGGCATTTTCATAATAATCATTGTCATCGTCTTATTTTTACAACCTATAATTCTCTTCGTCGTATTCAGCAGGCAGATATTCATGTAGATACGATTTATTTTGATGAGGCGCACAATTCTGTTAAGAAGACTTTCTTTGAATCTACAGAATACTTTTCTCAGAATGCTGATCGTTGCTACTTCTTTACTGCAACTCCTAAGCACAGTGCAACAATTTCCAAACCTGGTATGAACGATGGTAGCGTTTATGGTCAGGTAATTTGTAGTGTTCCTGCACCTGAACTTGTTGAGAATGGTACGATTCTTCCTCCTAAAGTATCTGTTCAGAAGATTGATACAGTTCGTGACAAAGAATATGGTGCAGAGCGTGATTGTATGACTCTTTTGGACACAATTCTCAATGAGGATCATATGGAAAAGGTTCTTGTTGCTGCTCCAAATACCAAAGTTCTGATGCGTATGCTTGCAGAAACTGAATTCATGACTGAAGTTCAGTCTTATGGTTATGATGTTCTGTGGATTACTGCAAAGTATGGTGCATTCATTAACAACAAAAAGGTATCCCGTGAAGTATTTTTTGACACTCTGACTGAATGGGGTAAAGATACCGACAAGAAGTTTATTATTTTACACTACAGTATTCTTTCTGAAGGAATCAACTGCCCTGGTCTGACTTCTTGTATCATGATGCGTAATATGGATGTGATTCAGATGTGTCAAACCATTGGTCGCGTGATTCGTCTGGATCCTCGTGACAGTGCTAGGATTCGTGCTGGAGAACTTATTTCAGGGGATCTCCAGAACTACTCCAAGGCGTTTGGAATGATTCATGTACCTGTTTATGCCAATACTGGTATCGCCACCTCCAGGCGTCTCCAGGAGGTCGTAGACACCGTTTTTGTAAAGGGTGATGCTGCCGTCAGTGTTGTCAAACGCTGAGTTTTCTGTTAAACTACTTACACACAAGGAGGAATCCACCCAATGCGCTGCAAAGTTCAACTCTATGTCGCAGGTAAAGTCTTTGATGAAATCGTTGAAGCACGGGATTATGATGATGCGAAGCGTACTGCACTTGCTCGTAATCCAAGTGCAAAGGTGATTGGTGTAACCGCAGTATTTCGATGAATATTCAAAATGAAGGTATTTTAGATGCTATTCCTGGATATCCAAATGGTTATGTGACTAAAGATGGCATGTGGGCAGCGGTTCCTTGCGGTAAGAAATTTGTGATTCTACATAAGGGACATCAAGTACACACATGCAACAATTACAACTCTGCAAAAACCTACATTCAAAAGTCCGTAAAAGGTGCATCAGTAGCGACGCTTAAACAATTCCTATGACACAAATATTTACTTGCACATCTAACGTTCCTTATGATAAGCACGATTATGAAGTTGTGCTGAAAACTGGCAAAAATAAAATTTTTGATCACTGGGAAGACGCTCAAAGGTATTGGTTTGAGAACAGTCGTATTCCAGATTTTTTAGATGTTATAATTGTAAAAGATAAAAAAAAGGTTAAGAGTAAAGGTTTTACTCAATAAATATTACAAAATATGGAAGAGGGTAATGGTTACTCTATTACTTACAACGACCATATCTTGTGCTGATGCCTTGAGTATCATTCATCGTCTTACAAAAGTTACTGGATTGACTTCAATTCAGAAATCAGAAATCATTCAAGAAGTACGTAAGACCATTCCTTTTTGCCCTGTAACAATCAAAAAAGATGACAAATGAACAATGGAATCGTGGTCTTGACTTGTTTATCGAGTCAGTTCATAAACCAGACCACGAGTTGCGACAGTGTGCCCATAATCAAAAATGTTATAATGAGTTGATGGCAGTCAGAGAAAATGTGTTAGAATATCTGAAAACAATCAGACGATGAATACTACATACATCTACTTTATTATATTCTTTTGTATTGCCTACTTGATTATTACAGACCAGTCTGTAGCAAGAGGATTTTATTTACTGACTCAAATTGTAAGAGTTCAATACGAAAAGACAAAGTGGTGGATACTTCACAATCCCCGTAATCCGATTGTGAAATACATTATGTGGAGAAGAGCAATGAAATTAGCAAAAGAACTTGAAAAGGAAATTAGAAAAAAGTATGAATGACTTATTTGAAAAAAATGGATTTCTTGTAATTAAAAATTTTATTACAAAGAAAAGAGCAAAAAATCTTTCAAAAGAATTTATAAAATTTTGTGATAACAATCCACAAGAGTGTATTTCGGATCCACAAGTTCCTAATACACCAGCAAAACACAATTACACATCTTTTTTAGAACTTCTTTGTGAAAAAACACCAGAAGTATCTAAAATTTTGGGAGAAACTGTATTACCGACATATTGTTATTCTAGAGTTTATAAAAATGGAGATGTTTTAGAAAAGCACATTGATCGTGACTCCTGTGAAGTATCCCTAACAGTTCATCTTGATGGGGATAAAGAATGGGAAATTTTTGTAGAAACATCGGATGAAAAATCGACATCAATAAAACTTCAGAGTGGTGATGCATTAGTTTATAATGGGTGTGAAAGACCTCATTGGAGAAATCAATATTCTGGTACATTTTACTCACAAGTATTTTTACATTATGTAAAGAGTAAAGGTTCTAGGCAATCATATTATTTTGATAAAAATAAATCAATTCAGGATAATAATTATTTTGAATTAAAAGATTATATACATGTAATTGAGGATGCCATTCCTTTAGATTTGTGTGATAGAATTATTAGGGAATATTGTGATAGTAACGAATGGAAAAAAGCTCAGATTTCCACTAAAACTGTAAATCTTGAAGTGAGAAAATGTGAAGTTTTAAACATTTCAAATAGTGTTGTAATTGATAAAAATTTAAACATAAGAAAAAAATTGGATGATGATATATTTCAAGAAGTATCAAAAATAATTTCAAATATATGTTCAAAATATTATCATTTAACTTTGGTTCAAGATACTGGATATGATTTATTAAGATATCATGAAGGATCATTTTACACTGAACATACTGATAGTTACATTGAAGTACCAAGAACAATATCTTGTTCTTTGTGTTTAAATGATGATTATGAAGGTGGAGAATTTGCCTTTTTTAATAAAAAAATAACATATAAACTTAAAAAAGGATCAGCAATAATTTTTCCATCAAACTTCATGTTTCCACATCAAATCACTAAAGTTGAAAATGGAACAAGATACTCAATTGTCACTTGGTTTAGATAAATATAAAAATAACTCATCTAATCATGCTCTCTACACAATATCGTCTTCGTCTTGAATTTATTTGCAATAGAATCGTAAATGGTGAGGAAGTAACTCTGGAAGATATGATTTGGGCAGAAAAACTTGCCAAAGCAAACAGAAGTGCCGCCACAATGCTTCGTCAGGCAAGAAGAAAGGCAGAGAATCCTGATATGGTTGAAGGTAGTTTGGATGATTTTATGAATCAGTTAGACTTGGGTGGATTGGGTCACGAACGATTTGGTCTTCGTGGATTTGATTCTCCTGAAGATTTGCACGATTGGTTCAAGAGAGATGAAGATGAAACCGATTGGCGTCAGCGTGATTGACATAAAACCTGAATTGCCTTATAATACACCCATATATACCCATCATCATGGATTACAAACCTTATAGTATGGAATGGAGCAGGAAGAGGTATCTTTCTGAAGCAATCCAAAAATATTTTGACACTGACGCATCTCTGGATGTTGTGTTGGATGACATTGTGAGTGTGCTTGAGGAAAATGTAGCACATCACAAAAGTCGTGCTGAAAGGTTTCAAGAAGTTTTGAATGGTCTTAAGTCGTTGCCGTATTGATATGAAACTTATCTCTTTCAAACATCAGGAAGATTTTGGACACGACTGGTATGTTCAAGTTTTACACACAAAACAATGGGCACTTTTTCAAGCATCTGTAAGTTGGAATGATTACCCATCCTGGCCTTATCTTCAAATCAAATCAGGAAATGGAAGCACTCTAAGTATTCTCTTCTGGGCATATAAGTTCGGATTTGATATCGGAATCATTGAAAGGACTTGGAATTGGGATTATCTAAAAGACATTGATGTGGAAGAAAATGTTTAGCAAACCACTTTTAGGAACAAATACAAAGAAAACCAAACTATCTTGGTTTGAGTATATCTGGCACTCTTGTATCATTCAGGGGTGGTATAATTGCTGGTATGCTTTCAAGAACTGGGGGGATTTGATGGGGGATAACTACCAAGAATATGCCCTTCTTGTATCTGATGACCCATTGGAGCAGTGTATTTTATACTTCTGGGATAGTTTAGAAGATGAAATTTATCCGAAACATTTCTTAGAAAGTTTACTTCAAATGGTTGATGACATTGAAACTGGTAAAGAAAAAGTAGTTCCACTTGATGAAGACTTCTTTGATAGAATGAAAGACCTTGTAAAAGATGTAGAGTTGAATGATGAAGACTTTACCTGACAAACGAGAACTTGATATTATGTGGACGGTAGCAACCAGTTCCAGTTTAGAAAGCGGCACAAGACCCCACTACGGGTTTGCAGACCTGCTGTATGATTACCTCACAGACAACCTCAAAAATAAATACGGAGTTGAACTGCGTTATGAACCTCAAAGAGAAAAAAGCACTACTCAAGAAACTTGAGACAGTAGGCACCACCTGCTTTGACTGTGGGCAGAAGTATGGTGTATACTCTGTAGGTTGTTCTTCTGTGTGGAATGGTAAGTGTGGTGTTTGTGGTGAAGACAAGCGGGTGACTGAATCCCGTGACTTTGCTTACTTCATTACAGGTATTCGTAAACTCAAACTTGAGATTCAAAATGAGAAAAGTCAAAGTAAAACCAAAGTCCAACAAGGCGAAGAACCGCTTTGCTAATATGTTGGAGAATAATCCTGTTTGTATTGTAGAACAGGATACTGGTGGTGAGTTATTCTTAGCATCAGAAAACCGCAAATACTTCTTCTGGGTCAGCACTCGTGAAGGTGTAAATCGTTTCGGTGACAAGTCCGACGCACACTGGGAAATCATTGAGGAATTGTAATGTCATTTCTAATTGTTTGGATCTTGTTGAGCATTCCTATCTCAATCATTGTAGGAAATATTATTTCATTCTATAATAATGATGATGAAACCTAATTTTCGTAAAGTATTGGAAATGGCACTTGAAGAAGGTGTCAGATTTGGTTATAATCGTGCTCACAAACACTCAGAGAATCCTCACGAAGATGCTGTAGTTGATTGTGTGGTGGATTCTGTGGTAAACTCTTTGTATGAATGGTTTATTTTTGAGGAGGAAGTTTCTGAATGAGTTTTTCTAAGACTGTTTCTGTTTTTGCTGCTCTCGCAAGTATCTTTGCTGCTGGTGCTGCTGGTTGGAAACTGGCAAATGAAAATCAATCACAACCAGTAGAACAAACAAAAGATGTTTCTGCTTTTGAAGAAAAAATTAATAACCTTGAAAAACAACTGGAAGAAGTAAAAGAACAACCAAAACCTGAAACTGTAGTAGTTCAGAAACCTGTAATTCTTCCACCTCTTCCGCCAGTTCCAGAACCTAAACCAGGAGAATTTGAATGACTTACGACCAACTCTACGAGCATATTCTTAACTATGTTTCTCTGCCTTATCCTGTTATCACTGGTGATATTACCAACTGGACAGGAAAACCTCTTGAACACGATAAGAAACGTGCTTGTCTAATTCTTGGTGCATTTATGGAGTTTATGCTTGATTGTCTTGATGAAGGTGTAGATCCTCGCACACTTGATATGACTGGTTTTGTGAATGAGAAACTTGATGAATTGGAGGGCAAATGAGGTTTCGTGATATTGAGTTCCGTTGGAGTAAATTCAACAACAAGTATGAACTCGTCAAGTGGAATCAACGCAATGGTTCCTCAGAAGAGACTTGTTATGTACTTGCTTTCTTTGATAAAGGTTCAGAGTCTTATGATATGAGAACCATAGGTGATAGGTTCTTTGAGGATAAAGATGCGTGGGTCGTAGGTAAATATGGTTTGGAGTTTCTAAATGCAATCTTTGATATTGAAAAGCAGGAAGAGGAACTGAAATGACTGACTATCTCAAATCTGTTATAGACTACGCATTTACTGAAAGTGAAAAGGAAGCAGTTCTTCTTCAAGTTGCTGTTCTTATTGGTTCTGGTAGCACGATGGAGTTTTATCGTGAAGAACGAAATGGTAAAAATGTTCTTATGGTGAGGCAAAAGAACAAGTATAGAACGGCATCCAGAGAAGTCTGCGATTTCTAGAGGGACACTTGAAGAACTGGCACAGGGCATCTCCACAGGTGCCCTTTTCGTTGTATAATGACTTCATACGCAACCAAACCGATGACTTACCTTCAATTGCTTCAAGTCCTTCAACAACTTACTCCCCAACAACTCAATCAGGATATTCGTTTTTGGGATATGTATCAGGGGAAGTGGAGGCTTCTACTGAATAATGATGACCTTGTTGTTGATGACATTCTTGATGATTTGATTGACACTTGAAGAACTGGCACAGGGGCACTTCACAGGTGCCCTTTTTGCCTTATAATGACTTCATACACAACAAACCGATGACTGACCTTTCCAACTTCTCTTACAAGCAAATACAAGAACTTGAAAAGCAAATTGAAGAACAGAAAAGGTTGATTCAAGAACGCAAGGAGTTTTTGAGACAAACAAAAGACTGTGCGATTGGATATAAGGTGACTTTTTGTGTGAAGTTCAATCCTTATGCTCACGAACACGATGAACTGTGTAGTAAGGAAGAATTTGGTGATTGGTTGGCAAATGTTACCGCAAAACAAATTATTGACTACTTTGGAATTAAAACTCCTATTGAAGATGTGAGTGGTTTTGAGATTACAGAAATGACTGATGACGACAAGGCAGAATGGAAATGTTTTTGGGAGAATGAAGAATGAAACCCTATCAGTACAACCTAAAAGTTTGGGATGATGGTGAAACTGACCGCACTTGGCAGTTTGGTATCATCAACAATAAAACATTACTCTGGGTTCATTATGAAAATCCCAGTCGTTTAGTTTTTAGTGATGGTGGATTACACATCCTATTCTCATTCTTTACTAATTCTTTATTTGGAGTGGATTTTCAACTTGGTAAGGTTGGTTTGAGTTTGAACTTTTTTACAGATTACTTTGATCGGTGGGAAGAATGAGTGATGAGTTGGAGTTGCTCTAATGTCTATTGAAGATGGATTGACTTATCGGCATAAAGCATATGCTAATTCTATGAAAGCATATCGTCAGGCAAATCCCGATTGGAAAGAACAACAACTCGCAAGTGAAGAGTATGCTAAAAAATGGATGGAAACATCTGCTCGTGCTTATCAAATAGCACAAGAAAAACTTGCTGAATTGAATTTGGAGGCACTATGACTGAACGAGCACAAAAAGTAAAAGAAGCATTTTGGGGAAACACAGAATATCCAGATGACCTTGATGAATGCAACCTTGCTAATGCTCTCCGTGAAGTTGTTATTGAAGTAATACTTAAGTATATGCAGTATGCTGAATGGGAAATAGTCAATAAAATTATGGAAGACATTAACGAACTTGCTGATGAATTGGAGGCACTATGACTGAAAGAGCACATAAAGTTTGGGAAGCATACGAAGCAGAGGATACATACAACTTTCCAAAAGATGGAGTTGTTGCTGCTCTCCGTGAAGTCATAAACCAACTCCAACAAAGCCCTGGTGTGATTATGTGTGCTGATGTGTTAGAATTGTGTGAGGAATTGGAGGCACTATGAAATTTGAAGGATTTGATTGGGCAATTTTTTCTTTGTTTTTTGGTATAATCGTTGTTGGTAGTATCATCACCTATGATGCTCAACAACAACGAGTATTATTCCAACAAACATACAATAAGAACTTGGAGTGTCGTCAAGCACTCAAAGACCAAACAGTGGGGAGAGTGAATGAGATTTGTGGTGATGTTCCTGTGATTGGAGATTTTGTGAAATGATTGAACTTCGTATCGTTGAGAATGAACTGGGAGTGAAACCAGACATTCAGTATCGTTTTATGTTGTTTTCTGTTGGTCAGGGTGGTTATTTGTGCCCACCAAATCCTGATATGAAATGGTCTGAATGGAGAACTTGCCCTTATGTAAATGTGGAGGAGATTGGAAAATGAGTATTCTTGAAGATTTTAGAACTTGGTTGTGGATTATGAAAAATAACTATAATCCACATATGAGTGAATATTTTTTCAATCGTGTTGGTTCTAATCTTCCAGAACAAACATTTATAAAAGCAGAGGAGATTGAAAATGAATGAGGATTATGAAAACATCAAGAAAATTGCTGAGGAACTACGGATTTGTGCTTGTTCTTGGGAACCAAATGTAAGACTTCTTGGTAATGTGAATGCAAAAGATATTGAGCATCTTTGTAATTATGTGATTTACGAGGAACAGAGGACACTTGAAGAACTGGCATAGGAGGGCATCCAGATTGGTCTGCGATGCCTTATAATAGTATGAACAGCAAATGACAAATGATTACCCCAGAACAAATTCTTGAACTTGCTAAAACCTGTGGATTTGAAGAGTTTATAGGAGAAAAAGATGATGAAACTGATGGAGTGTATTACCAATTCTGGGAAGAACAAATGATTGATTTTGCCCAACAAATTCGTAGAGATACACTTTATGAAGTCATCCACATCCTCTCAAGTGTTCCTAATCCAGAAGCAAACCGAACAGCAATCAATCGTATTACAATGGAGTTGGACTGATGATTACCGAAGAACAAATCCTTGAAATTGCTTCATCATATTTGAGAGAACTGTATTCTGGTGATGTTGGTGATGTAGTGTGGCAACCTTTACAAGAAGATGCTCTTTTAAACTTTGCCCGAGCAATCTATGAAATGGGTAATGAAAATGGTTGGGAAAGTCGTGCCGATGCCGAATATTTCAACTCATCTTATCCAACTTGACTTGTAGGAGACCCACAATGATTACCAAAGAACAAATGCTTTCCTTGCTACAATAAATAATGATGCCTGACTTGGTGGTTCTTTTCAGGTTGGGATAAAGCACCTTCGGGTGCTTTTCCTGTATAAATAATAATAACCACCAAGTCAAGAGCAGTTATGGTAAATCCTAACAGGTTTTATACTTACGCATATTTGCGGGAAGACAGAACACCTTATTATATTGGTAAAGGAAAAGGTGATAGAGCATATAAAAGAAATAGGGTGGGTATTCAACCACCAAAGGATAAATCAAGAATAATCCTCCTCAAACAAAATCTTACAGAAGAAGAAGCATTTAGACACGAAATCTATATGATTGATGTCTTTGGTAGAAAAGATTTAGGAACTGGTATTCTTATCAATAGAACTAATGGTGGTGATGGAGTTTCTGGACTTATTCATAATAGAGAAGCAAGAGAAAGAATGAGTAAGTCGCATAAGGGTAAAATTCGTTCAGAAAAAACTAGAAAAAGAATGAGTGAAGCAAAAAAAGGTGAAAATAATTACATTTATGGTAAATCGCATTCAGAAGAAACTAAAAGAAAACAAAGTGAAGCAAAGAGAGGTGAAAAAAATTATC